TTATAATCTACGCATTTTGATCTTCGGATCGCCTCGGCCAGGTATTTGTAAAACTATAGAGTATAATTCAACAAAAGCACTAACCCAACTTATGAATCGAAGTATATTCATTAGTTGCTATAACCCTTTTATTGGATTATAATTAACAGTAGGCCATTATGGTCGGATAGATTTACCGACCCTTATAAAATAAACAAATCACCCCCCTTTATATGTTAATAAAGAAAATCAATGATTATAGGATACAGCCTATATGAGATAACCAAACTGTACCGGGATTGTACCCGCGGAAACATAAAACCCATGATTCTAACCATAAAAACCCTAAACATACTCGGCATTAGAATTTGGATAAAAAGATCCTATGTAAGCTTTTCAGCGCATTTGAATCAGAAAACCTTTTATAATTAGTAGCTTTATATTATATAAAATAGATAATTAATATATCCTTCCCTCCGTTTCTATGAACGACATTGATATAAAGATTAAGCAAGATTAGTGAGTACACAATCTATGTAGGCGCCTGATGAGGATTCTCAGGTATGTTTTAGCTCTAGCTTTGCTATTTTATATATATATATTAGTGAATATTATCACTGTACACTATCATGTAAAAGTCAAGATAGATGTGCCAGTTCATTGAACTGGATATCCTCTTGCCGGGAGAAATAATATGCTTTTTAAAAACTAGAGTACAACAATATGAATAATACGATTACCAAGCTTTTAAACACGAATACCAAACAAGTAGCGCTAGACCCACCAGAGTCTCATACTTGTTTGAAGAAACCGCTCACTGGTTTCCAAAATTTTGGAAACCTCACACATGAATCACTTTTGATTAAAGAAAGAAATAAACTAGCACATCTCAGATTTTCTGAGATATTTCAGGCTGGTTTAACAGATCTCTTTAATGCAAAATTATATGATGTAAAACATTTCTTTATTGAAAATTACACCAAAACACCGACTATTTTTACAGCTCATAAAATAGAATCTTTAATTTCCACTGCTTTATTACTCATCGAGAGTGATTCAATTGCATCAAAAATTGCAGCTATTACATTATGTATTAATAGTATCACAGGAAAAGCTGTTTCCCAATCAGTCTTAAATTTCTTAATGATGAATTATTTAGATTTTACTGATAATGAGAGTTTACAAGCCTCTCCTGTTCGGGAACTTCTCGACAACTGGGATAGAATGAATGATTCTATTTTTATTGATAAAATCAGGAACGTAGCAAGTTACTGTATGTCATTCGCATTATTAGAGAATATGGGACTTGATGAATCTGTAGCTGAAATAATGTATGCGGAATTTAAAGTCCAAAAGAAAACAAAACAAATAACATCATTCATACATGCTATTCTTGATGCGATTGAATTTACTTGTTCTCGGATGATGGTTTGTATCAGTGAGAAATCATTTGGACCATTATTTCATACAGTGTCAACTTATACTAAGTGGTTCGATGAAACCCAAAAACTTGAAAAGTGGACATCTATGTTAACCTGTGATCCAGATGTATTAACGTTTACTTATCAGGAGTATGAGAAAAATCTTATTGATTGTATTAATAGAGGTAATACATTTATCAAATATGCTAAATCGAATAATGATAGACGTAATTTAAATACTATTGTCAATCGGTTAGAATTATTTTTAGCTGATTATCAAACTAAGCATATAGTGGGTAAATCTAGAATAATGCCATTTGGTGTTAGTCTATATGGAGATTCTAGCATTGGTAAGTCAACCCTAGCTGATATACTATTTAGTTATTCAGCTAAAGTGCTTAAACAGAAAGATGATCCAGAGTATAAATATACTCGCAATTTCCGAGATCCCTTTTGGAGTGGATTTAAGTCACATATGTGGTTTATTCTTCTGGATGATGTGGGTAGTATCAAGCCTAGTGCTGTTAATGGTACAGACCCATCAACAGATGAAATTATTTCCCTTATGAACACAGTTTCATTATTATGTAATATGGCTGATTTATCTGAAAAGGGTAGAGTTGCAGCTCGACCTTTAGTTGTTGTTGCAACAACCAATCATCCTTGGATGAATGTTCACCACTATTCATATCATCCTTCCGCATTAATGAGGCGATTCCCTTATAGGATCACAGCCACAGTTAAGCCTGAATTTCAGGTTAAAGATGCTCCCACTATGTTAGATCCAACTAAATGTCAGGTTAATTATGATATAGCTTATCCTGATTTTTGGAATCTGACAGTAGATAAAGTACTAGCTACACCATTACCTAAAGATCAAAACGCACAACCAAATGTAGAACCAATATTGATTAAAATCTTGGATAATGTATCTATGGGGGATTTTCTCCCCTGGTATAGTAAGGCCTTATTAGATCATATGGAATCTCAGAAAACAATTAAAGAGAAGTTGACTAGTATGACTAGTGTCCAAATGTGTCACCATAATCTACCGTTAGGTAATTGCAAATCATGTAGCACCTTACAAGCTGGTGGATTAATTCGATACGTTCCATCAGGTACATATTCTATTAAAGAATATATAATTGCCTATTGTTTGATGTTGTATTTGTTCATCTTTTCACAAAATGATTGGCAGAGCTCTAAACGAGTAGCATTTGGCCACACTATACCTATGTTAAGATTGACTAATAATATATCATATGGTTTGAGTAGATTACCAACAAAGAATGATTTTGAGATTGTAGCAAACAACTTTAAAAAATTTGCAATGGAAAATAAAAGAAATCTGCTTATAGTTTCAACATTAAGTGTTACAGCAATAATGATGAAATTACTGAAGACCACTGAAGCCTTCCAATTCTCATTTAGGAAACCTGTTCCAAAAAATGAAAAGAATGCTGCCATTTGGACAAATGAACAAATTAGATTATCTCCGTTGACGTTATCCCGCCAAACTAAATCTATGAAAGGTTTAACACCCGAAGAGGTGTGTGATATAATAGCGAAGAATGTAGTATCAATAACACTAATATCTGATAATAAATGTTTTGATAATAATATGTTCTGTATCGGTGGGAATTATTATTTAATAAATTCTCATGTCCTAGATCTGATGCCTGACACGTTTAATATTAAATGTGTTACAATGGTAAGTCCAAAGGCAGGTACTCGTAATACGACCATCTTTTTTGATAAAAAGAGTATTGTATTTAAAAAATACGATGTATGTATTGTGGAGATTAATAATTTCCCTCCAGGTGCTCGACTAGATCACCTTTTCCCATCTGAAGGATTTGAAGCATCTATGCATGGAACTTATATTAAGAGAGATCCATCTGGGAATATTAATACTAATGTTGCCAAAAATATTCATCCAGGTACACTTAATCTATTATCCTCACCCGGTTATTGGAGTGATTGTATAACAAATCCTGGAGACTGTGGTATGCCTTTAGTAGGTTTCACTTATTATGGACCCGTTATCTTAGGTATACATACAGCAGCAAGAGTTGGTGATAAACAAGCTTTTTGTAGTCAAGTATTTAAAGAGTTCTTTGATACACTTACTATAATTGATAGCGGCTCTGTAACGTTGCAATGTAACGATAAGGAAGTTGAGCTATATCCAGTAATTAATAGACGAGATCCTTCATTATTCGTTGAAGAGAGCTCGTGCGCTATATATGGTACTTTAAGTACTGGTACATCGAACTTAAAATCAAGTGTTCGTGAATCTAGTATTGCTCCATTCTTTAAAAGTAAAGGGTGGGAAACTAATGCTGTGAAACCCAATTTGGGCACATGGAAACCATGGTATCATAGTTTTAAAGATATGGCTAAACCAGATCTTTCAGTGTCCTCATTTGAGGCCATGGAACTAGCTAATATAACTCTTCAGCAACATTTCTCTGATTTGCCAGAGGAGGAGCTGATTCTGATAGAATTATATGACTTTGATACAGCAGTATCGGGGGTAGCTGGTGTTAATTATGTTAACTCACTACCCATGTCTACTAGTTTAGGATTTCCTTGGCGGAAACCGAAGAATACAAAAATCACTTTTCAACAAGATCTAGAAATTTATGTTGTTGATGATGAGATTACCAGTATTGTTAATTCAATGCTAGAGGATTATAAAAATGGGATTAGATGTAACCCTATTTTTTGCGCTTCTGAAAAAGATGAAGCACGTGACAGAGAGAAAAATGTATTAGGTAAAATACGTATTTTCATGGGGTCACCTACACCCTTCATTATTGTTATGAGAATGTTTTTTGGTTCCTTGATACGTGTAATTCAACGAAACCCAGCTTCATTCGAATGTGCTGTTGGTATTAACGCGCACTCTAAGGAGTGGCATACCTTAGCCACTGACATGCTTCAATTTGGTGAAAATAACACTTTTGATGGTGATTATAAATCATATGATAAATTAATGGAAGCGGTCTTGATATATTCCTCAATTATCGCAGCTGGAAATCAAATCATACTTAATCTATCAGATAAGTGTGGTTATTCCGATGATGAATTGACATTGATATATAAAACAATCGCTGCTGATGTAGCTTTTGCTTATATAGATTTTAATGGTACACTTGTTTCCTTCTTTCGAAACCACGTAAGTGGAGAGTGTCTAACTGTAATTGTTAATTGTTTTGTAAATAGTATATATTTCCGATATTGCTATCGTAAAACAGTTTGTGATGATTACATGTTACAAAAGTTTAAGGAAAGAGTTAAGCTACGATGTTATGGCGATGATGTTATGGTTGCTGTAAGTGATTCGATTAAAGAACAATATAATTTCGACTCAACTCAAAAATCCTTGTCCTTAATTAATGTCACATTTACACGTGCTGATAAAAAGGAAGGAACGTATTATACAAAAAATTTTCACGATTTAGATTTTCTGAAACGTGGTTTTGTATACAGTGAAGAACTCGGTAGATACGTTGGTCCTTTGGCCATTCAATCGATTAAAAAATCATTTCTGATTGGATTATGCTCTAAGAGTATTACTCAAGAAGAACGTGACTTAGCAACGATGACATCTGGTCTAAGGGAATTTTTCTTTCACGGGCGTGAAGTCTATGATATAAATAGACAATTGATCTTAGAGTGCTGTGAACAATTGCAAATACGGTATAATCCAAAAAATTTTCCTACTTATGATCACTACCTGAATGAATATAAAAATAATGATATTGTTCATTATCAATTTTATGAGCTTGAAGTAGAATCAAAATCTACAGAAGAATTACAAATTGGTAATGTCTATATAGAAATGGGATCTGTAGGCGAAGATTTTGTTGTTGAACTTAATAACGATTTTATCGTTGAGTATAATCTCCCTCGAGGTATAAGGATTACACACATCGCATTTCTTCTAGAAATAGAAATTAAATCTCTTTGTTTGCAATTTGGTCTCCAAAAGGAAGAGACCCAATTAATTAGACGCCGTAGACATTTTAGGAGAATCATGGCACGCAATAGTGATTTTGAAGGTCAATTATTGATTGAAATGGATCACCAGATTAGATACTACCTAGCCAATGGAAGCAATGGTAGTGATAGAAGGAACGTGGAATGTGTAGAAACATTCCAACACGGAACATTTTACTGTATCAGTGGTAGGGATGATGAAATTTATAGATATAAGTATCTACATTCAAATTTCTTAGTCAGTCTATCATCATATGGTAATTATAAAGTGACCCATATTGCCACAATGGAATGGCAACAACTTCAAAAGATAATTGAGGAGAATCACTTTTATATAAAAAACAAAATTAAATTTAGAGTAAATCATCATTTTATGCGTGTGAAGATGAAAGTAGTAAGTAATTACGAATGTTCACTGATGATTAATACTCAAAGATTTTTAAAACAAACTGTTGAGGAAAATAATATTTTCCTCCAATTAGATGAGTTAGTGTCACTCAAAACCAAGTACACCGACGATGGGCGGATTAATCCATTCGCCTATCGGGATTACAAACGGATGTTCAATAATAATAAAAAAGAAAATAAAAACCATGACACGGTTAGTAGTGTTGCGCTTACAAGTTTTGTAAGAGGGAGTAGAGACTTAACTCTACACGCGAGCTCAGGCGATTCTGAGCACTATGTTCGGCAGGATGAAGAAATTTTTCAATCAGGTAAGGTTGTTACTCTTACATTTGCTGATGAAAGTAAGGGCGATGTTGCAGAAGATAGGTCCGGCAGAGATTCGACTCGTGAAACGAGTAGTTATAGTGATGCTGGAATATCTAAGTTCCTCGAACGCCCAGTTCTCATCCAATCTCTTGATTGGGCAGAGAACACTAATGTTAACTTAGGTTTAAATCCTTTCCATCTTTTCTTTAATGATTCGAGAATTAAAAACAAAATTACAAATTATAGTTTACTCCGTTGTAAACTTAGGATAAAACTCTTAATCAATGCATCACCATTTTATTACGGATTTGCAAAGGTTATTTGGAAACCCTTAATTAATTTTTGTCCAGATAATTGGGCTACTGTGGTTGGTCAAGAAGGATGGAAAGTACCCTTTTCTCAAGTTCCTGGTTTCTACATTAATGTAGCAGCTAATGAAGGTGGAGAAATGGAGTTACCTTTTTTCTATCCAAAAAACTGGATTGATGTTACAAGTGCTACTGATTTATTTAATATGGGTGAGTTACGTATTTCCTCATTGACTCCACTCCTGAATGCAAATAGTGTTTCTGGTGCGGATGTAACTATCCAAGTCTACGCTTGGGCTGAGGATATAGAACTATCAGGTCCAACGATTAAAGAAGCTCTTCAATCTGGAGATGAATATAACCATGATGGACCAATTTCAGGTCCAGCTTCAGCAGTAGCTTCAGCAGCTAATAAATTATCCAATTTACCTATCATTGGACCTTATGCTCGTGCAACAGAAATGTTATCTACATCTATAGGTAATGTCGCTCATTTTTTTGGATTTACCAATGTGGCTAATATTGAATCAGAGGTTCCTCAACACCCTGGGGCTTTCACAGGAATGTCATCTACCAATCTTAAAACTCCTTATGAGAGTTTAGCTGTTGATGATAAGAATGAGCTATCTATTGACCCTAGGATTGCTGGTATAGATTCAAAAGACGAACTAATGATTAGTGAAATCTGTGGTCGAGAGAGTTGGATATGGCAATCAAATTGGTCATCATCTCAAAACACAGGTTCATTACTATTCCTTAGTAGGGTCATGCCCGATTTAATTCGGAATGAAAATTCCTTATTATTTCGCCAATCAACACCTATGGCACACATCAATAGAATGTTCTCCTATTGGAGAGGACCAATTAATTTTAGGTTTAGATTTATCTGCTCTAAATATCATCGTGGTAGGGTTCGTATTACTTACGATCCTTGTGGTAATTTATTTACTGATTCAGTAACTAGTACAACTAGTGTTACACGAATTGTAGATATTTCAGAGGAAATGGACGTTACTTTAGAAATTCCCTATATGCAAGCACTTTCCTTTCTTAAAACAGCTAATGGTTTATCTTCATATGATGAGCAGATGAATGGTGGTACAGCAGCACTCCCTCATAATGGGCAGTTTGATAACGGTCAAATTAGTGTTCGTGTTTTTACGAAACAAACATCACCAGTTTCCGATGCACCCATTATTATGCAGGTGTTTGTATCTGCACCAAAGATTGAGTTTGCAGCACCTTGTGAAGTACCAAAAGATTATTCATTTGAGACTTTACAGAGTGGCATGGAAACCGAATTAGTATCTTTACCTACTACAGATGAAGATGATAAACTATATTTAGTGCATCATGGTGAGAAAATTGTAAGTATGCGCCAACTAATGCGCCGGAAAAATATCTACTGTACAATTCAGTTAACAACAAATAGTGATAATAATACATCGGTGTATTCTCTCAGCAATTTGACTATTCCTCGATTACCAGTGCCATATGGTTATGCAACTAAGGGTGGTTTCCAATCACCAGGTCTCTTAGTACCAGGAATGCAGTTTCCATGTAATTATGTTGCTAACACACCATTATCCTTACTTACACCATGTTTTGTAGGAGTTTCAGGATCAATGGTGTATACTGTAAATGCAGATTCACCATATCCGGTATCCAGTGTGTATGCATCACGATCCATTAAAGCCTATAATAATAGTGTTACTGGGTTTAAAACAACAGTCTCAAGTGCGGTTGCTAGTCTAGCACCTGGATTTGTTTCAAAAATGATGTATTATGGAGAATCATCAGGTAATTCAGGTCGAGTTTTGACTAATCAAAATACTCAAGCTGGTATAACCTTTAAAGCCCCTATGTATAGTGCTTTTCGGTTCTTGGCAACCGATCCAAATAATACACAATCCACAGTAAAGTCAGATGGATCTGAATTTGATACTATTAGTATTAATACTGCTAC